CGGAGGGGCTAAAGGCGGTGCTATAGGTCTTAGCACATGGCATAACGGCGTATCATCTGGCGAGCGATTATTCGTTGACCAGGACGGGAAAACCGGAATTGGAACGTCGTCACCAGCTACGACGTTAGACGTTTCAGGTAATTCACAATTCGGAACGACGGCAAAATCTACTATTACAACGAGCGGTTTTTTTATTCCGGCTTCATACACATTGGCTCAAATTCGCGCATATACACCCGCCTCATCTGAAATAGGCGGTCTTATCATGTGTTCAAATTGCGCGTCTGCATTTTCTGTTTGTCAGTCAACTGGGTCAACAATTCAGGGCTTTAGACTTGGCACAACCGGAACAACCGGGTGTCAATAGGGGGAACCATGAAAAACATCGCGCTATTACTACTCCTTACTGGTATCGCAAACGCATCGCCATGGTCGGGCAAGCTTGGTCTTGACGCAAACAGTGTTGGTGGTTTAGTCGTTCATGACTTTAGAAGTCAAGGCACGCTCGCTGGTGTTCAATGGGACACATTCCATATTCTCTACAAAGAGAAAGAAACCGCAGAGATTGGTGCGTTCCTCGTTTCACGTGACAAGGACAAGCACCTTCTCGCTGGCCCTTCTTTTGGTGCCGCTGGCGCAGGCGTTGGGACAATTGCCACAAACATCAAGAACTATTTTGATTGGCAATTTCTAACAGCTTTAGAGGACGCTGGCAAATACGTCCACGCCTACATCAACGTCGGATGGGATTTGTCTAGACCTCGTGAAATGCACTGGAAACCTGAGCTGATTGGTTTAGGCGGCGTGGTTAAGTTTGGGGCGTTTAAGCAATAGCCTTGGCTTTGTTTAATGGTTCAAATAAATGGAAATAGACAAAGAATTAGTGGAGTCAGGGATATCAATATTTAAACAGGTTGGTTTTCCAGCAGCGACGGCTTTTTGGTTTATGTTTAGACTTGAGCGAAGGCTAGAAGATCTGGCGAAGGCTGTCGGAGAATTAAACAAAAGAAGGGAAGAGGATCACAGGTGAACCCGCAAAACTTAGGCATCATTATAATGATTGCATTAATCCTTTTGGTTGAAATAAATTCGTTTGCTAGAGCGCACAAATATAAAAGAAAGTCGGACAAAGCCATTTCTATACCAAAGCTTAAAAGTAGAAAATAATGATAGACGTTGAGTGGGTTCCTAGTCCTAATTTTAGAAGGACAAGAGATGTTTCGTGCATTGTCATTCACGCAACAGCAACAGACGGGATTGATAGTCCATTAACGTGGTTATGTAACAAAGAGTCGGGTGTTTCTGCGCATTATCTAATAGGTTTAGATGGTAAGGTTTATCAGCTAGTTAATGAAGCGGATATAGCGTGGCATGCTGGCGAGTCATCTTGGCGCGGGAAAAAGAACGTGAATTTATTTAGCATCGGGATTGAGCTTGTTAATAAAAACGATGGCAAGTCTCCGTATCCAGAAAAACAGATCGACGCATGCGTTGAAATTGTGAAAGAATTAATGGATGAGTACAAAATATCGGCAAATGATGTTGTTGGCCATCTTCACATTGCGCCAGGACGTAAAACGGACCCTGCGGGTTTCCCGTGGGATATTTTCAGGAAGAAGTTAGCCGCTTAAGGGGGGATCAAATGGGAAACTTAATCAACTTTATAGTCAAAATATCAGGTTTCGGATGGGTGTGGGAAAAGCTTGACGGACTTAAGACGTACCTAGCAGCCGCAGTTTCCATTTTAACTGGTATTGTGGGGATTATACAGGAATTTAGACCAGCGTTAGATGCCCACGACGCGGCTACGGTATGGAGCCTTATTCAGGGTCTCCCCAATGACCAAAGCTGGCTAATGATCGTCGCTGGACTGGGTATCCTAGGAATAGGCCATAAACTGGAAAAGGCAGCAGGTGTGGCAGAGCCGTCACCACAAATATCATTAGGTGCTATATCCATGCCAGTCGTATCGCCTACTACGCCAGAACAGCCTAAATAAGCCCCATTTCGACCGCCTTCCAGCCGATCCCCTGGGAGGCGGTTTCTTTTTACTATTTGTTTACCTAATACCACTTGACATAATATTATTAACATGCTAATATATAGGCATGAAGATAACACTAGCCGCCGCAACAAGGGTTCGAGTGGTTCCAGCAGCAGCTAAATGCGCGATAGGACATTATGTACTACACGCCATTTATTCGGTTCAACTTGAATATCGTCAATATAAGCACATCGCGAGGAATTAATATGTATCTAAAATTTAAAATTGGCCGCGAACACGGTGAAACAACGGTATGCCTCGACGCTATGATCGTTCTTAGCGGTGGTAATAGATACGGGCATCCAGATACATGGACCCCGGTTTCAGGTGAAGTTGAAATTAAATGGATCAATGTCATGGGCGATGGATCACGCGAACGGAGCATTGACTTTGACTCGATGAGCGAAGAATTTAAACGCCAGATATACAACAAAATCGACCAGCATGTGGGGGAGTTATGAAACAAGTAATTGCATTATTATTGGCTTCGATGCTGACTGGTTGCGCCGGAACGATGAACGGGTTTGTTAAAGACATTAAGGACTCGAAAGAAGATATAGCCCCTCGTTCCGAATACCAAAAGTCGGTTTTAAAGTCGTCAATAATTCCTGGCGGCGGATGGATATACGAGTGCAACGATAAGCGTGGTCCGTGCGAGCATGCGGTAAGCCCCGGTGTTGCTTATTTTTTAGCGACCGGAGCGTCAGCATTATTTATTGCTAAAGGCATCAAAGACCACAATACATCAATGGCGGTTTGGGGATCATTGGGCTTCATCACATTGCGGTTCAATGATATTAGGTGGTCAATGAACGCTGCAAAACGAGCGGAGGGTAAATAAATGTCTAGGATGGACGATGACTTTTACAGCACTATGTCATTATTTGTTTTTGCCGTATTTCTGATAATGATATTTAGAGGATGGGCGCACAACGAATTGCCCAAATGGGCAATGGACGTTATCAATTCCGTATTTAATGCGAAACCATAGATATGAATATAAAGCCCCCTCGGAATCAGCCGTTTAAATGGGGATCATGGTCATGGGCCATGTTCACCACTTACGCCACGCTTATGTTTATTAGCTATATGCTGATTGGATGCGCGTCGCCAGGAGACAGAATCGTTTGTTTTGAAAATGGGCCGTGTATACGGTTAACGTCCGATGAAGTTATCAAGGAAAAATGCCAAACGGATATAGACGATCATGGCAATCCCATGCCACAGGGCGCACGTGCTTGCTTCGATCCACGAAGCAAAAGGTTATATATTAAACGAGGCCGTGAAAATGAAGATATTTACCACGAACTGTGTCATTATTTCTGCAGCATAAGAACACCGTATAGAAAAGAGTGTGACGAAAATTGCGATATGTATGACAAGAAAGAATACCGTGACAGGAATATGCCAACTTACGGGAACCATCCAGGGGGTCAATTGTAATGGAAAACGGTTGCGCTGCGGTAGCTTCTAAAGGGACATGCGGTTCTCATTTCAACATTAATTTCCTTCGCACCGAGGATGGCGAACGAGAGCCGATATGCGGTGATCATTATTGCACAATGGTTATCAATAATATGCCGCTGTTGACGCGAAATTCCATGTTTGTTTGGCCTCAAACAAACATAAATAAACGACTTGGCCATATGTGTACAAAATGCGGTTCTATAAATGAGGCGTGTTGCGACACGTCGGCCCAAAGGAAAGCAATGGTCTCTGTCCTAAGCGAAGTATCTGAAAAACAAAGAACAGTCATCAAAGAATTACGTGATGAGATAAAGGAATTAAAAAGGATTCTAAATGCTAGAAGAAAACCCAAAATGCCAGGACAAGTCATTCCTAAAAGAACTGGATGATAATTATTTTCCAGAGCAAAACATTATAGAAAAAGATGATAACTTGACTATATATTAGCAATGTGTTAATATGGTAGGTACATTATGAAACAATGGCTAGAAGATAGAATAATTAAGTATCCAAACGGATGCTGGTCTGTTGGTAAAAAAACAAAAGGGAACCCAAGGACGCTTGTAATTAACGGCAAGAGCTACCAAGCGCATAGGCTGGCATACCAGGTTTTCCAGGGGCCAGTTCCAGAAGGTTTATTCGTTGTCGCTGTTTGCGGCAATAGATGGTGCGTTCGTCATCTTGAATTAATGACGCCTGAGGTTCAAAAGAAATTCAACATCCTGAGAAAGATAAAACACGGATATAAGCCTAGCGCTGTAGCCAAATGGATGGATGCAAACGGCATAACCAGTCGAGAAATTGCTAACGCTTCGGATATGTCGTATAGCACTATTTCCCTAATGCGTCAAACGGGTTCTGTTGGTAAAGAAACGGAAAGAAAGCTTAGAGAGATATACAAAGACTTCCCAAAACTTTAGACGTTAAAGTCGGACGGGGGTGTTATGGACAATGAAGGTGCAGTGGTAGTACATCAGCCGCAACAGTTTGGGTTAATAGTAGCCCGTGACCCAAATACCGTGCTTGCTGAGGCGCACAATGCGGCAAAGGCCCTAAAACAAGTCATCAGCGCAAAGAAGAATAAAGTGATGATGAACGGTGAACAATACCTAGAATTTGAGGACTGGCAGACGTGCGGTAAATTCTACGGTGTTGTAGCAAAGGTCGTAAATACTGAATACATTGAGCTTGGCGGCGTTCGTGGTTTTAATTCTAGGGCTGTCGTATTCGATACAGCGACAGGCCAGGAAATATCCGCAGCCGAGGCTATGTGCTTAAATGACGAAGATAAGTGGTCAACGCGGTCAAAATACGAATATGTTGACGGTGTAAAAAAGAAAGTAGGCGACGTCCCTGTTCCGTTATTTCAATTAAAAAGCATGGCTCAAACGCGGGCATGCTCAAAGGCGCTACGCAATGTCTTAGCGTGGGTGGTAGTCCTAGCTGGATACCAACCGACGCCAGCTGAGGACATGACCGGAGATGAGGCCCCGTCGGATCGCAGGGAGCCCATAACCGAGCCAAAAGAAAAGCCGTCTATTCCGAGCGAGTTAATTTCAGATGCCCAAGCTCGGCGTTTATATGCCATTTGGAAAGGTGCGGGTAGAAGCGATGCAGAGGTTCAGGCCCACATCAAAGAGAAATATGGCGTATCGTCTACGAAACAAGTAAAAAAAGCAGACTATGAGGCTTTATGCCTTTGGGCTGCATCAAAGACACTAGACGCCCAAGCTGGCGACGCGCAGGAATAGATCAGGTCCCGAATGGGATCGCCCCGGCTCCGTGGGATACAATAACGGGCGCAATTTATGAGCTTCCATTTTGACGATAAAAACCATATTTATACGCTGAATGGTAGGCAGCTGCCAAGCGTAACAACGATGCTTAAAGACGTTGGCTTTATTGATGACAGGTACTTTAATGAATATGCGGCAAAACGTGGTACATACGTTCACAAGGCCACGGCTCTTTGGGATAAGGGCAACCTTGATGAGTCATCGCTAGACATTAAGCTTAACGGGTATTTGAACGGATATAAACTTTTTAGGAAAGAATTTAAGGTCGAATGGACACATATTGAAACCCCTTTTTACAATGAGATATTTGATATAGCGGGGATACCTGACAGGGTTGGCGAACATATCATTGTTGATATAAAAACAGGGGAAACGCCCCCTAATCTTGCTGCCGCAACGCCAGTCCATTGGCATCGTATTCAAACTGCTTTGTATTGTATTTTGATAGGTCATGATTTTAGAACAAGGCGGTTTGGGCTCTATTTGAAAAGTTCGGGGTCATATAAGTTAGTGCCGTTTACTGATCGGAAAGACTTTGAAATTGCTCATGCCGTAATAACAGTTTATCATGCGAAAAATAGGGCTTGACATAATATTACTATCATGCTAATATTAGTCAATGGGGGATCAAATGAACACAGAAATAGTTGTTCCAGAAAGAAACAATGACGGTCTAGCTGCTGTGGAGGTAGCACAGCGCATGCAAATTCTTACCAATGCGGACTATATGGACGCTGATGCGTTCTGCGTTGGCCTCAAAAAGCTAGAAAAACAAGTCGATAAGATGTTTGATGAACACGTGTCACGTGCGTATGAGGCACATAAAGCACTAGTAGCCAAGAAGAAATCATTTTCTGAGCCAATCATTGAGGCTAGGAAAATAGCTAAATTCAAAATGAATGTGTTTGCCGAACAGAAGGAAAAAGAACGCCGCGCCAAAGAGGAGCAATTACAGCGTGAAGCTAAAAAAAGAGCCGAGGAAGAAGCGTTGCAAGCAGCAATCCAAGCTGAAAATGACGGAGACTCCGAAGCCGCAAAAGCAATTATCGAGCAACCTGTCTACGTCCCCCCTGTTTCTCTTGCTTCTGACACTCCGAAGGCTAAGACTTCGACTCGAAAAGTCCGAAAATTCAAGATTATCAATGCAACGATCATTCCAAGGCAATATCTAATTCCTGATGAGGTTGCAATTGGTGAAGTTGTTCGCGCTTTAGGAGAAAATTCAAATATACCGGGCATATTGGTTTGGGAGGAAAATTGTTAGAAGAAAACACGACGAAAACGTGGCATCTTTGGGTAATTTTAGGAGCAATAATTTATTTCCTCCTACAAATTATTATATGGGCAATTAATGGTTTCAGGGTAATAGGCAAATGAACCTAGACGAATGGATCATAGCTAATAGCGTTGCCATTGCCGAAGCGCGTGGCGTTAGCGTGGAGGAGGTGGCAAACGAGCCTGGTGAAATATCAAACCAATTAGCCCGAATTAGGCAACATTTCCTAGCTATGGGGATGTTAAAGAACGATGCAACGACATGGGTCAATAAAACAAGGGCCTTGGCGATGCAGAAGATACGCAACGACGAGGAAAAGTATACTGCCGACGAGCGCAAGCTATTATCAGACGCCGATCCAGATTATCTTAAAGCATTACACATTCGCGGAGAGATACAGGCAACGGAGTCAGCGTTAAAATCCTTTCATTTTGAACTTTTAAATGATAGGCGCACTAGCTACGTTCCGAAGATGCACGACAACGACTAACCAACAAGACCAAACAGGAGACATATGATAGAAACAACGAAGTTCGCAGTCGAATTGGAGTTCATAACGGATATTCTCGGGGCAGTGAAGATGCTTCTGTCCCGAGGACTCCAGGCGCTCAACGAAGTAATGAGCAATGACAATAATGCAGAAAAGGCGGAGGTAACCCTCCATGAATAACTTGAAACACACGGATGAAATTGTTGCAGACCTAGTCTCGGAGTATGTTGACCAGATGAACGCAGGCGGGAAGATCTCGCTCGAAAGGTTTCTAGCGGCGCACTCCGAATATTCTGCGGCGCTACGACCACTACTGCAGTCTGCCATGACTGTCCGAGAAGTCGCTGCTATCCCTTACGCGAATGCCTCTGGACGCGCCGCGGCGTTTGACTCTGTCATGGCTCGGTTGCAGAAGGAAGAGCCGGGGCTGTCCCTAAGAATAGAGAAGTATACGCATCATATATTAAGACCAAAGCCCCTATACAAGAAAACGCGGAAGGTGAGGTCCTAACAGTTCAAGAGCAGGAGGAGAAGGGTTGGACCGGATTCCATGCTGACGATAAAGGCATATTTACGTATGACTACACAATCCGAGGGTTCTTGAAAGAAGCTGCGGCCACAACATCTAAAATGCACGGGGTCAAGAACTTCAAACAAAAGATCGACCGTCTTGTGTTTGTATTCCCTCGTCGTGTACATTTCATGCGTGATGGCGAGTTTATTAAATCACCTGATGGGATGGTTGAACGACCATTACGTGCTATGACCATGCAGGGTCCGCGCGTTACATTGGCTCGGTCGGACATGCTGAAAGAAGGTGCGACACTTAAGTTTGAGATTGAACTCATCACGAACAAGGAAGGTGTGAATAAAGAGTTTATCTTTGACCTAATGACATATGGGAGGTTCCAGGGTCTTGGGCAATGGAGAAATGGGTCAGCAGGTAGATTTATAGTTAAATGAGCAAACATTTTCCTAAAATATCGCTAGTTTGCCCAAGATGTTCCATACATTTTTTAAGGTTGGCTTATTATGTCAGGATAAAAACCAGCAGAAATAGAAATGGATCAATATATTGTTCACGAACCTGTTACTACAGGGATAGATTTGGTGAAAAAATAAGAACAATTTCTGTTGTCTGCAATTTCTGCAAAAATAAAATACAAAAAAAGAAGTGTTTGGCTAGACTTAAAGAGAGACCATTTTCTTTTTGTGACAAGGTATGCTATGGGAAATGGAGGAAACTTAACTTATCTGGACAAAATAGTCCTCTATGGAAAGGAGGGAAAAATGTTTATTTGCTAGGTGGATGGAAAACACAAAGAAAAAAAGCTTTAAAACGTGATGGCAATACTTGCCGTGATTGTGGGATAAAAAATCAAAAGCACGGATATAATTTGGATGTCCACCATAAAATAGAATATTCAAGTTTTAATAATCCGAAAGAAGCTCATAAATTATGGAATCTTATTTCTTTGTGTAGAAAATGTCATAGAAACAGACACAAAGTGCCTAATAGTGGTAGTTTTGTTGTAAAAGAATGAGTAATCGCAAAGTGTATTCTTGTTACGTAAGGCAATGGCAGTGTTTAGTGCCGTGACGTTAAGTACCGTAACGGTAAGGTACGGTCGCGTAATGGTTGAGTAGGGTATCGTGCCGCTCCGTATCGCAGTGGTAGAGCTAGATATTGCCGCGTAACGGCAGAGAATCGTTTGGTGAGGTGATGTACAGGTGAGGTAAGGTCCGGTCCCGTATCGTGACGTTTTGTAATGGCAGAGCCAGATTCGGTAATGCAAATGTGATGAATGGTATGGCAAGGCGACGGTGCGGTGATGCTCTGTGTTGTCAGGCAAAGGCGTGGTGGCGAATAGTATGGTTTTGTTCAGTAATGGCATGGTAAGGTTGTGTTCTGCAGTGCAAAGGTGAGGCACAGTCGCGTTATGCTATGGAAACGTATTGTGTAGAACTGTCAAGTTAAGGCAACGTGTAGTGTTGAGCGGTAATGCAAAGTTTCTAAATTGTGGTTACAGCATGCGTTTAATTGCCTAAAAAAGCGGCCCAGCTTTACCCAGGTTCAATTTTAGGACAATAAACGTACCCAGCTACGTAAAACCGCTTAAATCGCATCCTAGGCGCAAATTTGGGGGTTTTAATGTCAAAAAGCAGGCGAAAGCAGCTAACTGCCCAAAATGATGAGCTTTGTAGCATCTATGTTCGCCGCAGAGATGGCCCTATGTGCGTTTTTGGGTGCGGTAGGTTAGTCCAATGTTGGTTTCATTTCATAAAACGGTCTAGGTCGTTGCGGACGAGGTGGGACTATGAAAACAATATAGTCGGGTCCTGTATGCCATGCAACGGATACATGGAGCATAACGAGGCCCCATTTTGGGCGTGGTACATAAAAAAACGTGGGGCCGATAAGATGATAGAGCTAGAGGCGAAGTCCCATGGTATTTGCAAGCTAAGCATTCAGGACCTTGAAAATATCCGTGATGATATTAAATCTAAAATAAATTTATTGACACAAAAACAATAGATTACTAATATTTAACTAATGGGCCCGGAACCTATTGACCGTGCAAAAATTTTGAGTCGCACAGAAAAACCTTGTTCCGGGGCCCATCTGTGCGGCTCTTCTTTTTTCTAGCAATGGCTAAACCACAAACGGAAAATGGCTACACGCGAATAGCGAATGAACTGCTAGACGCTATAATGACCTACGAAGCAAAAAACATAAGGGCGACGCCAATCATGCTTTTTGTGGTAAGAAATTCTTACGGATGGCAACGAAAGATAACTAAACCGATAGGAGTTAATGCTATGGCCGATCAATTGGGTTTTAAAAAAACATCTGTGTTAAGGGCCTTGGCCGAGTTGATTAAAAACGGCGTAATAAAACGAGATGAAAACGGGTGCCTTTTTCTGGAAAAAGACTACGATAAATGGCTACCTGGAAATGAATTAGTGGTCCGTCAGCGGACCAAAAGTGGTCCGTCAGCGGACCTAAGTGGTCCGTCAGCGGACTCCTATAAAGGAATTATTAAAGAAATTAAAGAAAAGAAAGAAAAACAGATTAGTGAGGGTGGTCCGTACGCGGACCACAAGAAGGTTAAAGAATTAACCCCAATTCAAATGGTTATTCGTGGCTTCAAAGAGGCCAAAGGGATAGATGCTGATGATAAAGATTGGGACCGTAAATTCTTTGCTCGTAACGCCAAAGTAGCTAAAGAAGTTTTAAACGCTTTTGATGGGAACGCGTTGAATGCGGTGTTTTACATACTCAAAAAAGGATCAGAATGGTCTCATTTAGATGACTGGGGTCTGGAAGCCATACACAGAGCGTGTGGGCGAGAATACAACAAAATAAGGGGGTTATCAGATGGATCAGAAAACGGCACGGTGGGCGCAGATGGTGTGGTTTTCGATGGAGGATATAGACTCGATTCACCACAAGGAGAAACAGCTAGCGATGAGGTCAAAAGACTCATCGAGAACGCCTTGGTTCATAAAGAAAAAACTAGGAACGTGGCAGAGCATGGAGAAGATTTCATTTTTAACGACGAGGATATTCCCTGATGGGTATTGGCCTAAAGAAATGACTCCGAGCGAGCGCGAGGAAAGCATGAATAATTTTGAAAGGCAAATTTATCCAATTTGGAAGGGGATAGAGCAGAAAGATGTAGAAAAAGATAAACAGATGACACAAGATGAAGTATCAAAACAAGACATTTTGCTCGAGTGCTTAACGTTGCATAGCCAGGATATAGCTATCCACATGTCCGGCTATAAGCCGTATCGTCAGTCACAAAAACAGCAGTTTGAAAAAAGCGAGTTGGACAGGATTAAAAAAGCATCTTGGCGAGCTGCCGGGCGTCATGAATATTAATGCTTGACATAATATTAGTATCGTGGTAATATTACATCTGTAAGTAGTAATTCTCAAAAAGAGAGGGCCTCGGAAATGGGAATAGCAAAAACAAAATGGCATAAGTGCTGTTGTTGTGAGCAGGTTAAATTACCATACCAAGTTATAATTAAACGCCTAGACCGAGAAAACGAAATATCAATGTGCCGTAAGTGTTATGACAGTCTTGGCGGGTTTGGGGCACAGGAAATGTTGTGGATGGATGAAGTTAACAAAGCATCTCGTATGCGGCAAAAATTATCAGGTAAAAAATGAAAACAAAACCATATAGTGCGTATAACCATCCTCTGTGTACAAAGCGTGCAGCCGAGGACCAAGTTCGTGCAATATTAAGCGAAAAAGTGTGGCTAGACGTGGGTGGCCGTGAAAAATATATTCTTGAAAATTATGGCCCAATTTTACTTGCAAACAATAAAATTGGGAGAGAACATTTTGAAACAATGACTGAGGTTTTTCATTTGCTAAATTTGTTACGAAATGAAGAAGTAAAAAATAATATTGAAGGAATTATAGAAAGAAAATTTCATGATATTTATAAAAAATTGACACAAAAAAAAGATGAACAAGTTGAAAAATTTGAATGCAAATGCATAAAACATAGTTTTTTTGAAGATTATTACCAATGGGTGGCGTATTGCGTTTCGGGTATAGTGGGTTTTATGTTTGGAGCAATTTATTTTGACTGTCTGGTTAGGCGCTAAACGGGGTAAATTAATAATCAAATGTATGAATAATACGGGTCTGTGTGTGGAGTGGTCCACGGGCATAGAAGTATGTCGGCGCGGGAGTGATACCGAGGACGCTCGGATATATCGCCCGACCCATCCAGTTCGATTCTGGAAGACCCGAATTTTTAAAAGGAGACATGGACAATGACCGAAGAAGAACTAGCCGCTAAATTCGTATGCGCTGAGATTGAGAGAGTGGGGCTTGATTACTACGTCCAGAATAACATGCCCAAGCCACAAGCTGGGGTATTGGTTGAGAACGCCAAAGCCCTAGCTCGGTTTTTCTTTGGGAGATAACATGAATAGCAAAGAATTAGGGGAGCTGAAGAAATGAAAATATATTGCGTGCATAAAGGAGCCATACAACCATGACCTATTATATCGTCGTCCTGTGGTTGACCATCTCTAGTTTTGAGGTCACGCGCCCATATCTCGGGCCTAGAGTTGAGGTTTTTGCCAGTGTTGACGCAGCCTGCAATCTGGCGTTGAATAGAAAGACCGGAGAAGCCCGTATCTACCGCATGACACTAGCCACAAAGGATTGCAAGGCCGTTGCCGATCCCGACTTTATCAATTGCCTAATCAATATGGACGAAGTGAAGGTCGAGCCGGGGGAGTGCCACCCGAAGGCAGATTTTATTTTTACGGAAAAACCATGACCCACGAAGAAAAAATATCTCAGCTTGAGTCGAAGTCCGCGAATGGGTTTGATTTCGTCGTTACGCCCGCTTGGTTGATGGAGCAATCGGCCTGCAAAGACGGATACGAGTGGGCGTGTTCTGTCATAGGTGATGGGATGCCTCTGGACAATTCCCTGACCAAATTTGACCGCGCAGATTGGATGATTTGGACCATCCGGCGGGCTACAACAATGGACAAAATCTTCTACGTTAAAATAGCTATTAAGTTTGCCGAGGCAGTAATTGATGTTTACGAGAAAACGTATCCAAAAGACAATCGGCCACGGAAGGCAATCGAGGCGGCGATAGCCTACGTCAAGGACCCGTCGGAGGATAATAGAGTAGCCGCCGGCGCCGCCGCCGACTCCGCCTACGCCGCCGCCAACGCCGCCGAAGGAGCCGACGCCGCCGCCTTTGTCGCCGCCGAAGCCGCCTGCGCCGCCTACGTCTCCGCCAACGCCGCCTCCGCCGAAGCCGCCGCCGAAGCCGCCTGCGCCGCCTACGTCTCCGCCAACGCCGCCTCCGCCGAAGCCGCCGCCGAAGCCGCCGCCGACGCCGCCGACTCCGCCTACGCCGCCGCCAACGCCGCCGCCGACGCCGCCGCCTACGCCGACGCCGACGCCGCCGCCGCCGTCTACACCGACTCCGCCGCCTACGCCGCCTCCTTCGCCGCCGGCGCCGCCGGCGCCGCCGCCGAAGCCGCCGACTACGCCGCCGCAAATAAAAAAATGCACATCAAATTGTGCGCGATGATTATCGAGGAGATAAGCAAATGAGCGACAAAGAAAACGACATCATGACTTCAGAGGTGATGGAGGCTTTGGAAGAAGCCGCTATGAATTTCCGAATTTACAGATACACCGGAGCCGCTATGGATGACAAAGTATTGGACCAAATTAAAGAAGCTCTGCGACATTCACAGGAGAGAATCAAGGAGTTGGGGATTAGGGCGGCACTCAAAGAAGGGGGAAAATGAATTATCCAAAATTATATTGCAGCAAGCACGGCATCGCGAGAGTTCCCAAACACACTGGCACCAGATACGATGAGTTTACTGGGATTCCGCGCTTACATTACGTCGCATATAAATGCCCGATTTTTTGGGACCATCTTTTTGATGGCGGTTTAATCTACCATGATATTATCGATGCACCTGAATGTAAATCATATGGTATTAATAGACTCACCGAAATGATGACTGAGGAGTGGAAGAAATGAGCCGCGAAGAAGAAATAGAAGCGCGATTGAAGGCGGCGAATAACGGGAGGCCGTGGCTCGTCAAAGACTATGCCGACAAGTCGCAAGTCGGTCGCGATTGGGAGATCGCACATTTCGGTGAGTGCGCCCGCCACAACAAAAAGGTGTGGGTAACGACAAATAATCTCTTGGCTTCACAATCCAACGGAGCCTGTCCATGCGCGGACGCTGATTTATTTTCCAATGCTCCATCCGACCTCGCCTACTGCCTCGCCCGCATCAAAGAGTTGCGGATGGTGATAGATAACGCGAAACATCTTTTGGCCGACATTGCCCACAATGGGATGGCCGAATATGGCCCAGCATATCCATCGGTCATTAATGTCAAGGCGATGATAGCTGAACTGGAGTGGAAGAAATGAGCTATACATGTATTACTCACGGGTGGCATCATATTCTGAACCCATGTCCGACATGTGGTAATAAAAACTATATCCAGGCAGCGGATACCATACACACGTTTAGATATGAAGATCAAAGAGAAAAAATAATAAATGGATTGGAGCATAGATTGAAACTAGCAAACACAATTATTGGGGTATTAGAAGATAAGTTGATGACGGCAGAGGCGGAAATAGGAAGGCTTAAGGACAAGTTGGCCCGGAAGCGGGGGAAGAGGAGAGGAAAGAAATAAAAGAAATAGATGAGGCTTCCATGAATTACGAGGAATATAAGAAGCTGAAGAAGCAGATCGCAGGCGAATATGAGCGAGAGTTGGCCGCTCTTGAAATGGTCTGGAAGAGATTCCAATCTCTCAATTCTCCATCGAGAAAGTCCATTCCATCGGCTAATGGCGATGCGGCGCATGCCCCTCCGATCGCCGATAACCATATCGGTGAGCTCACCGATATGGTCGTGATTGGGAGTGGTGTGCAAAAGAAAAGGGGGAGGAAATGAACGAAATAGATGAAGTCGCGGCCTTGTTAAAGAGTAATAATGAGGTAACGGTTGGCGCTTATTACGCACTACATGTGGAAGCAAGAGTAAAAAGGCTTGAGAGAATTTGTAAAGTTTTGGAATACGCCATTTACGGATTTACTGGCCTGCTTGTTCTTTTTGTCGGGGTCTTATTTAAATTCGCTGAACACACACACTAAATATGAAAATAAAACTAATGGCGATGATCGCAATGCTGGCTGTTCTTATGCTTGTGATGGAGGCGGATGCGGCCGTTAGGGGAGTGTTTAATCCAAACTTCACCCTGTCTCTCTTGGTCGCCAATGAGGGACATGAGATTGGAACCCCCATTGAGTCTGGGTATAGGCTTGAGCAGAGGACTTTAATTAACCTCAAGCACACCAACATAACCGAGATAACGGTTTGGGGGTTTGCTGGGAAACCTTCACGTATGCCGAGAATTGACATACGCATAACCGATCGAGTAATGAAAGGACGTTATATTGCGGCACGTAGCTATCAGTTGGTATCAGACCTAAAAGGAGCCCCAGTGGCCGGAAGCGTCCAGCGAGTTTACGCTGATTTAGAGGCGGATACTATTATATCCAGACCCATGAGAGAGGTTGATCCCCATTCTAAGGAGTTCGCTGAAAAATGGTTGCTTACCCTTTCGCGTTTCGTATACGTCCCGCTCACTACGGTGTTTGGGGAATAGATAATGACGTCCATATCATACTATTCATGGCGTAATGAGCGGAAATCCTATACGTGTCTTGCGGATAAAACTCAAGAAGGTCAAATAAAGCATAATAACTACACTAAAAACGGCAAAAGAAAGAAGAAAAAAATGCGTTGCCGATACTGCAATAAAAAATTGCAATTTGCCAAGGACTCGAAGGATCATTTTTTAACCATGGAACAGGCAATTGCAAATTACTAAATATTCGTGGAATGCCAGGAGAGATCGGGGCATTGTGACGAACCCATCCCTTATAACGCGACTGATGAGTGCTATGGCACGAAACAGAAATGTATCGCGTCCCTGCAAAGGATGGGACGGCAGGCGAAGCTCTCCATGCCTATGGCTGAGTCGGGATAGTAATATTCCGATAGGACCATAGGCACCCAAATATGATTAAAACGATAATGCATGATAAAAATGGTGATAATTAGTGCCTCGTAAAATAAAATATTTATCCGATAAGAACGGCAAAAGGATTAGGCTAATTTTTAAACCGGAGAATGCTCCTCGGGTATTAATGCACGACAGCCTTGGCGCCAGAAGATCAAGGCAATGGAGAGTAATATCCAATGGATATTCGAGAAGCGTAAAAATTACTGAAATGAAATTCAGTGGACAATAAAATAGCCAGTTGCCCATGCTCTAAATGTCACGGAACAGTAAGAGAGCTTATATATATTGGCCCAGGGTATTACGGATGCCCATTTTCAAAAGAACTTGTAAAAATAAAAGACGAGATTTCTGAAAATGACGTATCTAAGCGAAGCATCCAAAACAATTGAATAGGACAATACACGAAAAAGCAATAGAAGCGTTGCATGACTATGCCATTTATTTGCGCGATCAAGGCGATTTCTCAGACTTAAACGAAAAACAGAGAGCTGCAAAAAAGTCAAAAGAAAATAAACCGCCATCAAGAGCAGAAACGGAGCAACAATACAGGGCGCAAATTTCCGTAGAAGTTTGGGAAAATGAAAAAATAAGACAATGGCGAGAATGTGGTAGACTTACAAGTGACGGGACGCTAAAGTTAGTAGGCGAAGAATATAACAGATGGTCTCTTAAACGGATTCAAAGGGCGTTTCCAGAACTTAATAAATGGGATCGCTGGGCTGCATTGATAATTGTCGATGGTGTATTCACGAGGGAAGAAATGGCAAAAGACCCACACGAAAACATTAGAGAAGTTATCGAACAGATAGTAGAAGTTCAAATAAAACGACACCTCAGTAAAGAAATAAGCTCAATTTTTCAGGAAGTTCTAACACGAGTTCAAGAAAGCGCCCCGATACCGTTTGAAGAATTATCGTCGTTGCGAGCGGGGGAAAGAAAAATAGTCCATAGGGTACGTCACCCGGAAACAGGAGAATTGGTCAGTCAAGAGGAGCGGGAAGAATACCTAAAGAAAAACCCTGACCCAAAGACGGTGGCATAATGGACACAAAAGAATTAGTTGTTGAATTAGACGACGCTACGGCCCGAGGTACATATTGCAATTTAGGCATCATTTCATTTATTGAGTCAGAATTTGTGATTGACTCAATATTCCTTCAACCTGGGTCAACAAAGGCGAAAATTGTATCGCGCGTAATAACATCTCCTTTGCATGCAAAAAGAACACTGCTAGCTTTACAGGACAACATCGCCGCTTATGAGGCCAAGTACGGAGAAATAAAGGTGACACCATTACAGAAACCGGGGCTCCCATCATGAATAGTTATATCCCGCATGACGATCTTAAAGTCGGCAAATTTGTCATTGTTTCTGAATGGCTAGATGAAAAGAACGAGCAAAACGACGATTCCCCATTACCCTATATGCACAATGCTAGGCAAAGGAAGCCGCTAGGCGACCCATTAAAGGTTTTGTCTGTAGCATTGCCGTTTATTGTTGTAGAGGTTATACAGAAGCCAGGTTCACGCGGAGTGCTAGACACCCGCCTATGCCGCTTCATTCAGGTTGACATAGGCTACGTTAGGGCATTAGTACCAACGTACAAGAAAAAAGCCAAAAATGTTGCGGTAGTAAGACCGGGCGGAAGGATGGTCAACAGGTTTAACACGACAACAAACAAATGGGAAACAATATTCGAAGAAAAGTAATGCGCTAGTATGGAAAACGACACAATTTTATACACAATAATGGTCATGTTTTTTGCATGCACAATGTTAAATATCGCCGAAATAAACGTGCTTAAAAAGCAGCTACGAGACATGGAAAATGAGGTTTCCCATATTAGGTTTAAATCAGAAGGACCCCCTTGACAATATGTTATTAGTCTGCTAATATATAGTCATAAGGATAAGGGGGATATATGAACCAATACAACAACGAAACCGAAGAAGAAAAAGAGCTTATAAACCACTATGGCTTAGACAAAGCCGCTCTTTTGATGTATGACCGACACACATTTAATTATGAAGTTATAAAATCTTGGGAAAGAGGAGATATATTGTCATTAAGACGATTGGCTAAGATATGAAGCGCAGGAAATTATGCCACTGCAAGAATCCATGTTGCATCGAAGCCAGAAAAGATCTTAAGGGCGCAAGGGAATGGGCACGGATTATGGCTGTTCATGAAGCGTACTCACCTCATATGTTTCATGCAGCAATGACTAATTGCTATATTATAGAATCTCACCTTAAATATTGCCCATATAAATTGAAATAAAATATGAAACTAGAAGAGATAGACAGCGAACTTCTAAAGTATTTGATTGCAGTAAAAGGATATCGTGCTGAAACCATAAAACATAATAACAAAGAATGGCTACAGCATCATGAGCTTGAGTATAAAATAGAGCAACATATTTCTTCCCGAGAGTGCGCAAGAATTATCCGCGACAAGGTGTCTGATGACATAAAAGAAAGTTTGGAAGAAGCAAAAAAATTCACTTCTAAAAAAATAAATGAAGTAAATATAGTTGTAGGATGTTTAGCACTTCTTTACCTGGCACTATCTATCTTTGTTTTATTGAGAGCGTACACCAATTAACATAGGCTTAATTCCCACCTATACTATCAGCGTCATTCATTGACCATCCTCGGTCAGTCAAGCCCACCGAATCCAACGGTGGGTTTTTTGTTGGCATTGACACGATGGGTTGACCCCGTTATAATTAACGGGAACTCATCATGACCAACACGATAAAAAGCCCTGACATCGTAAGCGATCTCTCGCCCGCCCAGTACAACCCAAGAAAAATAAGTCAAAAAAGACATGATCAGCTTAAAAAAAGCATGTCAAAATTTGGCGATTTAAGTGGGATCACGTATAACATAAGAACCGGACGCTTAGTCGGCGGCCATCAAAGAATAAAACAAATACCGAGCGACGCAAAGATAGCTAAGAAACCGTTAAATGATGCCGTTGGAACCGTAGCGCTGGGAACAATAACGACGCGTGAAACATCTTGGTTGTATCGTGAGGTAGACTGGGATGAGGATACTGAGAAAGCGGCAAATGCGGCTGGAGGTGAATTTGATAATGAATTATTAGAAAAGATGGTGGCAGACCTTAAAAATAAAGGTTATGACACGGATCTGCTAAGCCTAGATAATTTAGACCAAATGTTAGATGACCTAACTGTCATTAATGAAGATGATGTTCCATCCGTAGGAAAAGAAGCAACAACAAAAGAAGGTGACATTTGGAAACTTGGCGAACACCGTTTAATTTGCGGTGATAGCACGATGTCTAGAGTCGTGGAACGTCTTATGAACGGCGCAAAAGCTTCATTGTGTTGGACCGATCCACCATACGGCGTCGAATATGTCGGGAAAACAAAAGATAAACTTGAGATAAAGAATGATGGTGCAGACGGGTTATTCGATCTTTTAAATAATTCTTTTATAAGCGCAGATAAAGAGGCTTTGAACGAAGGCAGCCCAATATACATATGTCACCCAGGAGCTGCACAAGGACTTGTTTTCGGCGATGCTATTAGATCAGTAGGATGGCGTTTACATGAGACACTTATATGGCTTAAAGACTCAATGGTTCTTGGTCATAGCGACTACCATCTAAAGCATGAGCCAATTTATCTGTGTTATAAGCCAGGAGATGGTCGTTTTGGACGCGGTGGAAATAATTGGTATGGGTCAAATAGCGAAACGTCTGTTCTAGAGTTTTCTAGACCAAAGAAAAGCGAAGAACACCCTACGATGAAGCCTATAGACCTTGTGGCACATTGCATTAAAAATTCCTCTAAGCGTGGAGATATAGTATATGACCCATTCTTGGGCTCAGGTACAACATTAATAGCATGTGAAAAAATGGGAAGAACGTGCTACGGGATAGAAATTTACCCAACATTTTGCGACGTAATTATAAAAAGATGGGAAAATTTAACTGGTAGCAAAGCAATACTGCTAACAGGAGAAAAACAGAATGCTATTTAAAAAAGGTCAGTCAGGAAATCCGAACGGTCGTCCTAAGTCACAATTGAATGGCCTCTTATCCAAACATATGGCGGCGACATACAAAGACAAGACAAGAGATCAATGGCTTGTCGAGAGACTTTGGAATATGGCAGCCATGGGTAATTTAGATGCAATTAAGTTTATATGGGAGCGTTTAGAGGGCAAGATCATGCCAGTGCAGGAATTGGCAAATGAAGATAAAGTGAATATGGCAAAGGCTATTCAAGATGCCATAGAAGATGCCAAGAAGGCTAATATATTACCACCTATTGCTCCTGAGCATCATTCCGGTACGGAGTACCAGGCGTGAAAGTCACGCAAATAAATGTCCGTCCATGGTTAGGTCCACAGCCAGCGGGTAAAAATTCTGTTATGGCGTCGGCGACGATAGAAATTGATGGGAACCTAGTAATCGAGAGAGTCCGGGTAATTGCAATGTTTGACGGAAGGCGTTTGGTGGCCATGCCAAGCGTAAGAAACGGAAACGGTTCTTTTACTGACGTTGTGCGTCCAGCGAATAAAGATGTTAGGAATGCGATAAATGAGGCCGTCCTGGCCGAAATAGACCTATCTTTATGATGAAAGGTCTTTCAAAAGAAATACAAAAAGAATTTGACCGGGTGGTAACTAACCCTGACCTGGCGGTACAGACATTTTTTAAGATAAAGAACATGCAAGGGGAGATAGTCCCATTCCGTTACAATCGCGCGCAAAGGTTACATCAAGAGCGTGGAACGGCATTTGACTATGTACTAAAAGCTCGTAAAGTAGGTGTAAGCTCTAGGCGTTTTGCTTTAGACCTTTGGAAATGCTTTACGCTTAAGCATCAGCATCGTATTATGTTGGCTCAAACGGATGATGACAAAGACAAGCTATTTACCGAGAAGATAAAACCGCTAATTGATAATTGCCGGATAAGCCTAGGATGCGTGCAAAGAGCAGACTATTTATATTTCCCTTCAACAGACTCTAGGTATTACGTCGGTACGGCGGGCTCAAAGAAATTCGGGCGCGGAAGCGATATCACGGGGTATCATTTTTCGGAGTATGCTCATTGGGATAAGCCCGATGTGGCAAACGGTGTCGAAGAAGGCTTAGTTGATAATGCTGACGGCCTAAAAGAAACGACGGCAAAAGGACATAATTTTGCAAAGATAGAATGGGACCGGGCAAAGAAAGGTGAAACAAAAGACAGGGCTATATTTCTTCCATGGTTTGCACATGAAGCATATACGCGCGATCCAAGCGAAATAGGTATTTTAAGCGAAACCGAGCAACGCCTAGTCAATGAAATGGGGATGACATTGGGCCAGGTAGCATGGCGTCGGTGGAAGATTAGCACGATGCGTGACCCAGGCTTGTTCCCTCAGGAATATCCAGAGTCAGACCAAGAGGCTTTTATATCGAGCGGCAGGCCAGTATTTGATTGGATATCACTTGTCAGGGCTAAAAACCTAGTAAGCCCACCTAAATGGCGTGGTTATTTGGTCCGTAGACATGACCGCATCGAGCTTGTTACAGATCCATTTGGGCCGCTAAGGGTTTGGAAGATACCAGAACAAGGCCATGTTTACGCTATAGGGTCCGATGTAGCCGAGGGCGTAGAGGGCGGCGCATATTCAACAGGAGAGGTTCTAGACGTTGGTGATGGCGAACAGGTAGCGGAATGGCATGGTCATATAGCCCCTGACCTATTAGCCGATGTTTTGATGATGTTGTCCGATTGGTACAATTTCGCTATCATCATACCTGAAAGCTGGCCCGGACCAGGTGGCGTTACAATGGCGGCATTACAGCGTCAAAACGCTAGGGTATGGCAAAGAACGGACGCCATACGTGCAGGATTTGAAACGACGGCGCAGTCAAAGCCTATTATGGTCTCATCTCTAGTCCAGGCGATTAGAGATTTCCAATTCACGCCAAGATCACCGGAATTGCTCGAAGAATGCCATTCATTCGTTTACGATACCAAAGGCCATATGGTTCCAAGCTCAGGCAATTTTTCGGACAGGGTAATGGGCATGGGGATTGTTTGGTTTTGTACACGTGACATCGCATCTCGCGTTGACTACTACCGCGCGAGGCATCCAAGCGAGGCGTCATCGGCAGTGCGTGGGTATACAAGCGTTCCTAGACGGGATGGGCCTATTCCTGGGAGGCGAAGCTAATGATAGATGAGATAACGGCGTCGGACATTCTGGCGGCTTTAGACTGTGCTATTTTAGAAACCAGGGATCATGCGGTAGAAAGCAGAAGAAAAGGCGAGGAAGAGGATGCTTTAATTGCTGATAATATAGACTCAGGTTTGTCAGCATTTCGTGAATACATGCGGTCGCACAAATTCGCGTTAGAAGTATTAAAACAAAAAAAGAAAAAAGGAAAAACAAAAACATCATGACCACAAATGGCATCGACGTAACACGTCTAACGCGTATATTTCAAGACAGAATTTTGATAAGAAAGCGCGGTGAACCGGAAAAGAAAAGAGGAATTTTTATTCCGATGAGCGTGCGCCCAAAAAAAGAGCCTAAAAAGATATGGTGGGGCAATATCGTCAAATTCGGCGAAGATAGCTACGCCGAGGAAAACCTAGGCTTGTCTGTTGGCGATATGGTTGGGATTGAGCCGATAGGGCATCATTATGCTGGATGGAAGGGAGCTGATGACTTCGAATATGCTTGGGTTCCTGACGAACATATTGCATTGAAAGATGCGGGGAGTGCTGAGGACCATTACCAGGATAAGCTAGACCGCAAGTCAGAGCCAAGGCTTATCGTTATTGGCAGTCGGGTATTAGCTAGGCCATCAAATAATGATGATATGGTCAACGGTATCGTTAGGCCAAAGGATGAGGAGAGAGAGGCCGACCTGGCGGATGTCATCATCTCAGGTCCTAAGGCTGTTGTTGGTGTCGGTGAGAGGGTGCTTCATGTCGTAACGGATGCGGGATCGTCAGCAATTGTCGATATATTCGACCCCAGCCTCCTAATTCTCAGAAGCGAGGATATTATCGCGGTATATGATAAAGAGCCAGCGAAAGTTATGGAGGCGGCAAGTGTCTGATATTAAATACACAGGTGAAGCAAATATGGTTGGCGAGTCTATAAATATGGCAGACAAAAAAGATAAAGAAGATAAGCCAAAAGAGCCAGAAATTCGTTTTCCTGCTCTTGACAATGCGGGCTCTCACTTCTATGATAATGAGGCAGGTGTTTTTTGGGTTGGTCTTAATTTAAAGTCCGATCCATTGGTTTTGCCATTGATACTAGACGCGGCGAAATTGCCAATGGTTCAAGCGATGATTGACTTTAAAACTAAAGAGCAACGCAAATTTAGCTTGCTTAATTCAGTTAAGAATGTTGCAGGAAACGCCCAAGAGTCACTAGAACGAATGTTCGGCAGACTCGCAAGCAAAAAAGAGAAGTCAATTATAAGTTAGGGGGAAAAATGCCAAGCGGATATTCAGACTCTAGCCCGGACTCCGGTTCCAAGAAAGCAAAAGGGATGAAGAATGAGGACGGGCGTGAAAATGGAGCGGCCTACAACAGCCAGGTCAAGGCCCCTTTTAACCCGAAGATGACTTTCTCCCCCAATGAGGATTTGCGCCAGATCAATGGCGGCAAGGACCAACCAGGTTTGGAAGAAGGCGCGTACTAAATTAGATGGCCCGAAGAAAACTTCCACGCGACCCGCAGGAAGGATGGGTCCGAACTGGCGGTGCAATAGGCGATCCAACTATGAACGAATTGGATGCCTATAACTGCGACGGGGCAGATGTTGACCCCATCGAAATTAAGGTAGACGCAGATCCAAATATCTACCTTAAAATTAAACGCATGCCGGGGTCGGAGTCGTAAAGATGCCTTCAAGGGCAAGACGCCGTGAAATCGACAGCCGTGCAGATAGGCTAGAAAGTCATATCAGGCATGGCGAGATAGCGAACGGCGTTTTGCTTAACAGGGGATCATTGCCTCAATGCGGTAAGTGTAAGCGGGTATTCGAAGAAAAGTCAAAGCATTGTCCTTTTTGCGACTCTAGGACCATGGGTCTAATAAGACCTATACCTGAGAAGTACAAAGATGAGGCTTATAGACGGGCGGTTAGAGAAGCGCGGGAGAAGCACGGTCTATGAAAAAGTACAAGTCATCTAAGAAAATGAAAGGTGAAGATGTCAACGAATGGAGCAATGACATCAATGTTCCCGTTCTAACCAAAAAGCCAGGTGTCGGAATCCGTGAATACCCGACGAAAGAGAAGCTGGACGGCTATGGCCACGATGATTTTGACGATGTAGAGACGGAAAAAAAATATAAGAAGCCATCTAGTAAGGCCATAAAAGCCGCTGGCCATGAGATGAAAAAAAACCCCCCGGCGATATTGGCCAAGACGGCTAAGAAATTCGGGAAAGAAGTAGCCGGAAAACAGAAAATAGCTATTCTTTTATCGAAGGCCCGAAAGGGGGGCTAAGTGCTAGAAGTACGCACATTACGCGCACCGAAAGATGTGTGCGAGACTGAGGATAAAAACGCCGAGAGGGCAGAGCTATTTTTAAAGTCTCGCCTTCGTCGTTTGTCCGAAGAACAAACCAAGAAGATTGAAAAGAAGCTTGACACCTGGTACACCTCTTGGAAGAAAAACACAGAGACACAGCGCCGAAGGCTTGTTAAATATGCCGAGCTTTTAGAGGGCGTGGTTGAGGACAGCAATGTCCCATTTGAAGGCGCATCAAATATCACCCTTCACTACGCCGCAGGGATGGCAAGAAGCTTTAGGGCGACATTCAATAAAACAGCCTACCAAGACGAAGATATATTCTACCCTGTCATTTCCGCAGACCTTCAAAAGAAATTAAACGCAAACCCTGAGATAGTGCAGGCACTTACGGAAGGATTTAACGAGTCATTTTCTAAAGAGTGCAACGGGATTAAGACACTGAAAGAAGGCACTATTGCCGCTGTGCGTGACGGTACAATGATGGTCACGGGAAGCTGGCGGCGTGAGGTTAGGCACGGATTTGATCAGAGGACCTATCGTTCTATCGAAGAATTTAAAAAGGATTACCCCGACCACGAATATGCGGGCGTATCAGAAGAAGAATACGTTAAAATTTGTGATTTCTTTATTGTCCACGCCGAGGACGAAACCCCTGAGCTAGTCATCGAATTTGAATATGACTATGTATACAAAGACGAGCCCGAGTATCGGGTAGGCCCATGGGCTAAATTTGTTAGGTATCCGACGTTTTCACGTGAAATCTCTGACTGCCAGTTCTATGGGTATGAGGTTAAAGAATCTCGGGAAGAATTAAAGCGCAAAAGGGCATCGGGTGAATACTACAAAGATGGCGCTACTAGGGCCATGCAGGCTGTCAGCGATGATGGGAACGACGCGTGGGATAGGTCGCTAGGGTTTGTTGAGGGAATCACTACACCAACCGAACGCAAAGAGAAGCCCATACGCTATATTGACGGTGTTTGCATGCTGGACCTAGATAATGACGGGGTTCATGAGAAATATCTTGTTAAATATGCTTTTGAAGAACGAGCCTTACTATCTTTAATCCCGCACAGGCTTAGACGTGGCGTTGACTCATCCGTGGCGTTTAGGATGGTTAAGCGTGAGGACAGGCTAGACGGCGTTTCACTGATTGGTGACTGTGAGGACCTATTTACACAAATTGACACAAATGTCAGGCATCGCAATAATGTTAGGACGCTGACCACGTCACCGATTTTTATTGCAAATAAGGCTTATAAAGAGCAAATAGACCTTGGTCGCGCCGAAAATGTCATTAGGCCAGGCGTAACGTACTGGGTCGATGACCCAAGCCCTGAGAAGTCTATACGGCAATTGCAGGTCCAAGACCTAAGCACTTCGGCTGACGGAATGGACGAACTAATGCTTTACAAACAGCATGTAGAGCTTGTGTTCGGCCCTACTCAGGGGCTCTCGGGTCAAAGTACGCCAGGCGATAAGAGGGCTCCGGGCAATAAAACTATTGCTTTGCTAAATCAAGCTAACGGAAGAATAGACGATTACTTAGACGAGTTTTTCTTGTCTCTGCCAAAATTAGCTGAACTTCACTCTGCTTTGCTTTATCAGTATTCAAACGGTCCAGATATCACGTTCAATCGTGGCGGGAAAATGATTAGCTTCCCGGCACAAATTCTTTCTGACCCTGGTCTCAGATGGGGAGCAAAGCGTCGTTCCGTTCAGCTTACCCCTGAATTTGCCTTAGCACGTCTTGGGATGTTGCAGCAATTATTTATGACGTTGCTCCCGCTTCTCACTAGCCAGAACCCTATTGCAATTGAGATGTGGAATAGGCAGGTCCTCGCATCAGGCGAGCCGAATGCTGAGAAATTCTTGCTGTCCGGCGAAAATATAAACGCATTACAGCAGTCTATGCAGGCGATGCAGGCAAGCGACCCTAATAACCCACAAATGAAGGCAAGGGCGGCGGGGCAGGGAGCGTTTACAAAAGAATTAGGCCGACATGCCGCACAGGTTGTAGCGGGGAGAATAGCGCCTAACGGTGTTGCGCCAGCACAATAAACCGCCTATAATTACCTCATGGAAAAAGCAACGCAAGAGTCGGTAAACAAGACGCTGGAACAGATAGGATCATTGCGTCAGCGCTTAGCGAGAATTGAACGCCTGTCGGCTATCCAAGAGTATAAAGAGTGGCGTGATTTGCGCGACCTCCTAATTGATTTAAAGAAAATGCACGAGCGTTCTGTAGAGGCATTAGTCGAATACAGGACGGACCTTGAGCCCGTAGAGCTTGTTTCCAACATGCGTAGACATCAAGGTTGCCGCGACGCGTTTGAGGCTGTTTTAAATTTAGTCGAACGACCACAGGAAGAAAAAGACAGACTTAAAAACAGAATTGACTCATTAGAAAAAGAAATTGAAAGCAAAAAAGAAGAATTAGAAGCATTTAAATAACAAGGAGCCTATCATGACCATCACGCGCGATGACCTAGACCTGGACGGGAACGATCAAGAAGAACAGGAACAAGATGGTGAAGATATTGCGAAGAAAGAGGCTGACGAACGTTTAGCCGCCTCTGAGAAAGCGCGTCAAGAGGCTGAAATTGCCCGTGCTCGTGCTGAGGGCGAGGCTGAGGCGATGCGACGTGGAATTAAGAACGAAGCGCCGCCAGCGGCGGCGGCATTGACTGACGCTCAATGGCAGGAGCTAGAGGTTCAACACGGGAAAACACGACAACAGATCATGGCCGATGCCCAATTGACTAGAGCTACGGCAGAAGAAGCGGTGCGACCGCTTAAGGCCGCTTTGGAAGAAGCCAGAAAGGAAGCGCAAGAGGCGAAAGAAGAAGCAAAACGCGCACGCTCTGGAACCTCTCTTTATGCGGTCGAGAAGGATTTTTACGATAAGAACCCAGGATTGTCAGCGCATAAGGGGGATATCTCAGACTTTATCAATAAATTTCCCGAAGAAATGCGCTCTGATCCTAAGAAGTACAAAGAAATTCTTGATGATGCACGCGTCTATGTGCGGGGCAAGGTTCGTGAGGACCGCAATTCAAATAAGAGCAGAAGCCGCGATGACCGTGAAGATAGTAGGCGCAATTATAATACTGACCGCGTTGAATTTGACAACGATGATAGGCGTGACGATGACGATACTAAATTAGACTTATCAGATATCGACAATGAGGGCTCACGTCGTCTAATTGAGAACATAGCTAGAAGGCCGGGCGGTGAGGACTTAATGGACGCTCCTCTCGCTATTGACGAAATGCCAATCGCTCAGGCTTATAAAGCCTCAGAAAGACCGGATGGCCGAGGTGTTTCTATCGACGAGCGCGGAGAATTTTTACGTGGTCGTCGGCAATCGGAAAAGTCTTTGCGCGACACACGACCTTTAAGAATGTCTGAAGATGAGCGTGACAGGCGTGATCGAAGGCGGTGAAGCATTGCGGGTATCGTTTTTAATTTGGACGATATTTCTGAATATTCTTTGGGTGGCATTAATTCTTAGCATGGTGGAATAATGGCTACAACTGGCGACTATGGTTTAGAAGGGTACAACCTAGATAGAGCTTTCAGCAGGAAAACATCACCTCCTGCTGTAGACTTTATGGATGTTTGGCCATCTGGAACACGTGGCGACGGAAACGTTGTAAAAAACAACAGAAAGACCGGCGCTGCTCAGGGAAAAGGCTCTTTAATTCAAAAAGCTTCATGCCGTATGTGCGGTTTTATGAACGATCTAATTGCTATAGACCATTCAGGCGGAAGCTTAGACGGTAATGGTGCATGTTATGTTATATCGACGGGAACGTCCACGTGGACCATGCCGAATGGTACTACGGCAAGTGAAACATGGGGGAACCCAGGAATTAGGACGAATGCAGGATGTGCAAATTGCGGTTCTAAAAATAGCACGTCAAAAAGAGTTTTACTGACGGCAGGAAACCCGTGGGATAAAGTTCAGCCGTTAGGTTTTTGATGTTGAACTATTGACAAAGCCGGTCAATCCGTTTATTATTGTGTAGAAGTTTTAGTTTTAACTAGATCAACAAGTAGCCGTTCACCAAGACCCGTACAAAAAAATTCTCCGTACAGGAGTCTTGGAAATGGCAATTACCGAAGTCGTTTTATCACCTGCCGGGAAATTCTCTCATCTTTTCCCTGTTAGCGGCGCAGGGGCCAACATTCCTGTCGGCACGCTAATGATGCGCGGAGCCACGGGTGGAACAAATAAAGGCATCGCCATCCCTGTCACAGCAGCGTCAAACGCTCGCGGAATTGGCGTCCTGATTCAAAAACACAATTATTCACTTTCCGGGGATGCTTTAACCGCTACCCTTTGCTCATGGTTCCCACAAAACGGAACCTTGGCATCCGGTAAGTCAGAGTTCCCTTCCCATCAAATTGAATTACTTAGTACGACTGTCGTTATGCGCGTTGAGTATTCATTAGCGTCCACTGTCGCGGTTGTCAGCAACACGACCACTACGGTTGTTGTGACATCATTCGAGGATAACTTTGACGGTGGTTTCATTTATGTAAACGCTGGGACTGGCGTCGGCCAATTGTTCTTTGTCCAAGCCTCTAGCTCTGGCAATATCACGATCCCGGCAACGCCTACGACTGCTCTTGACAGTACGTCAAAGCTTACCAAGATCATGCCATACTTCTTGGATACTCCGGTTTGGAAGGTCAATACTGCGACCGCACCTACTCTCTTGGACAGCACTGCTGCTACAGGAACCGGACGCGCCGTTAATTTGGGTAGCTTCATCCAGAAAGGTGACGGAATCGCCCAATATCTCGACCCTCTGGCGTACAGCGGTTCGACTGGCTTGAACAACATCAGTCAATTGACGTTTTGGTCGTATATGGCGATGATCGACACCTGCTTCGATCCAGTCGCGTAACCACGAAGGATAAGGAGAACTAAGAAATGATCATTAATTCAGCGTCTTGGCCCAGCGTGGTCCAGAAGGACCTATCGCTCATCTTCGTGGATCAATACAGGGGTTTCCCCTCGATGCTCCCGCTTCTCTACCGCTTCAAAATGGCAGAGCAGGGAACAGAGTACGACCTCGAGGCTGGCGATATCGGCAACCCCCAGGTTTTCACGGGTTCCGCTTTCTACGATGAAGTCACGGAAGGATATAAGAAAAGCGTGCAGGAAACGCAGTATACGCTCGGCTTGATCGTCACCCGCCAATTGCTCCGCAATGACCTTTATGGAGCTGTTCGTGATAGCGTTGGCCTGATCGCTCAGGCTTTCCGCCATTTGCGTGAAGCGCAAGGGGCCTTCCCTTTCGTCAACGCTTTCAACGGGTCTTTCACTACGGGTGATGGTCTTTCTTGGTGCAACGCCGCCCATACCTCTGCAAACGGTGGGCCGAATTTCTCCAACACCAGCTCACTCGCTTTCTCGGCTCCGAACGTTCAAGCCGCCCGCATTGCGATGAAGAAAATTCCTTCTAACCGAGGTAATTTTATCGTAAACGTCCCTGATACTCTCCTTGTTCCAATGGACCTGGAAGATGTTGCCTATGAGATTTTAGAGTCGATGGGTAAAGTTGATACGGCCAACAACAACCGCAACTATGCGGAAGGTCGTTATCGGTTGATCGTTTGGGATAACTACCTCACATCCCCGACCAATTGGTTCTTGATTAATTCTCTCCGTATGAAGCAGGAACTTGTTTGGCGCGATTGGGAAAAGACATCTTTCTACCGCTCGGGTGAGTTTGACACGTTAGCTACGAAATTCTTGGGCTACACGAGCTTCGGAGTTAGCACTGTTCAGCCGCGCTACATCTACGGAAGCTCTAACTAAGGTTAGAGTGTCTTTCAACTAGATCAACAAGGAGACTCAGAATGGCTAATGACCCGCACGTAATTAGTAAGAGTGGCGAAGTCGAACAAAAGACGCGAGTTTTGTCGGTGCAAGAAATTGAGAGCATCGAACGGTCGCTCGGGGCGCATCAGGCGATCTTAGGAGCTACAGACGCTTCGTATTCAAACGGAAACGATGGGGCGACTCCGGTCCTCCCGCCGGGATATAACGTAAAAAAAAGACGATTGTCGGACCAGGCGCAGCAGATGAAAAAGACTTTAGAGATGGGGCGCCCGCAACCCATCGCTGAGTCAGAAAAAGATAAGTACAAAAAGCGGGCAGATTGGTTAGAGAGCCAATTTAGACCGTACCTTGAAACTAGGGCCGAGCTTCACGTAATGAAACGTGATCGACCTGAATGGCAAAGTGCAATGGAAAAAGCTCGTGAAAGGACGACAGTAAAGCCAGAGCTGGAAAGATATATTGCCGAGTGGCAGTCTATTCAAAGAAGGCTTGAGCCAGGGAACCCGGAAGCGGGTAGCCTGCACAAGCTACGGAAAGACAGATAGTAAAGGGAGGAAAAGCGTGACCAAGTTTTCTAGTCGTTTAGCGGCCCTTTTGGTTGGTGCAGTCATCCTCCTAGCAACGCAGGGTCATTTTTCTAGCGTTTTGGCGCGTTTGACGGGTACTAACCCGACAGGAGCTAATGCTGATCAATTCTGCGTTGGCAAAACTTCAAATGAGTTTTGCATTGACTATTTAGGTGATGCAATTCCAACCACGACGAATGATGCGACCCTTGGGACATCTTCTCTTTATTGGAACGCTGCTTATATCACTACGATGAACGCAGGATCGGCAGGGTCTACAGATTCTACCGGAATTGGTGGAACCGGCGCTGCTCAATTCACGAACAGTGGTTTAAATGTGTTCGGGAAGGTCGCCATTACTGGCGTTGTTGCCAGCACGACTATACCTGTCAATGCGTCCTATCAAACGATCATGTCCACGGCTAACGGAACGGTTAGCATTACCGCCACGCCTTCCATTGCTACTACAACGGTCGTCGGAGGGGCTACTGGCCTTCCTAGCGGTACTTATCTTGTTTTGACCTCTACCGGGGCATCGGGCGTTATCCTGTCAGATAACGGAACCCTGTCCGGGTCGCAGCTTGAACTTGGGGCGGCAACGCGAACGATCACGCAATATAAGACGCTTGTCCTGATCTTCGACGCTGTTGACTCTAAATGGCGAGAACTTAGCTTCGGGAATAACTAGACCATGACGCCACGACGCCTAGGACTAATATTCTCCCTGGCTGGCATGGTTGCTCTGGCGGTTTATTCACCTAAGCAAACAGAAGCGCAGGGACAGGCAAAAGATAATATTTTGCCAACCTTCCAATCGGAGGGGCGAGATCCTATCTATTTCTCCACGGCTTGTATATCTACTGCGTGGCGGATGATAATTTCGTCAGATACTATCGCTCGCTCAACCTTGGTTATTGCATCGTCATCAAATACCGCTCTTGTTTGCATTTCTACGGGCATGAGCAGCGCTAATGGATGCGCTCCCAATACTGCATCGGATGAATTGCCACCAGCATCGGCTATGACACTATATCATCGCGCTTCAATTTTTTGCAGGTCAGCGTCAGGGACACAGACTTTAAAAGGCCATAGAAACAGAGACCATGCTGACTATGGGAACATAAACATGGGTGCCCCATGACATCATGCCTAAAAAAATTAACTATTAAAATATTTTTTCCACTTGCGATGATGACGGTCGCAACGCTGTCTCACGCAGACAGCATAAGCTATGGGATAAATTCATTAAACGTGGTTAATGCGATATCAGGTAATGCTATCGCCCCATCATCTGCTACAGTAACAAGCTATTTTTCTGTAGCCGGGTCAACATTTACCGTCTCGCCTAATGGCATCATCAGCGGGCCTAGCCAGCCTTACGTAAGGGCTACAGTAGGCACGATGAACCTTAAAAATGCCACATCTGTTCAAATGTTCTTTTCCGCGCCATCAGCGGCTAATAATGTGCAAAACATGTGGGGCGGGACGGCATCATCTGGAACTTTTACAGTACCTGCCGGTGGTGCTGGCCGATATCATTTAAATATGCACCAATTCTTAGGATTTGATGGCGTAGATATTATCGATTTCCAGGTAAATTCAAGCCCAGTGTCCGGGTGCTATTTTACACGAGTAGCCGGAAATAATAGCGCGATGCAATGTCAGTCATCCGTTAATTTAAATTCAGGCGATGTCGTTCAGGTGTTCTTCACTCAAAATTCAGGATCAGACCAAGCGCCTAACACTAACGCGGTTTATTCTTATTTTACGATGGAAAAGGTTTGGTGACATCTCACTAGGTATAGACCAACGTGAGAAAGCCAAGGGGGTTGTCACAGTGCGTAAAAATGTGGGATGGATTGTTTGTCTGGCGCTCCTCGGACTCTCACATATTGCGTCGGCATCTTCCCTTTCCCAGCTTATTTCCCAAGCCAGAACATTGGCACTTGATGGTTCCTCGACTTCGCGTCAGAGGTTCACTGACTCGCAGATCACAGCATTTATAAACGAAGGTCAAAGAGAAGTTTTGGCCGCGTCGGCGCAATACTGTTTAAAGAAGTCGATACAATTTCAATTACAGGTCGGAACCACATACTACCCGCTCCCATCAGATTTCCTTAGCGTAAATCGTCTAACTATCGGCTATAAATACCTACAGGAAATGTCGCCAGCGGCCCTAGACGGTCGCAGCCGTGGATGGCAAACGGCGTCAGGATATCCAACATATTATTTTGTCAATTTTTCTTCACCATCTTACATAGGATTTGCGCCATGGCCCGCACAGTCTACCGATACTGACACAATTCGTGTTGAATATAACATCCAAGCGCAAGAGCTGGTAAGCGGGAGCGATATACCGTTTAATGGCGTTTATAACATGTATGACTACCACCATATGCTCGCCTATTTCGCGGCCATGATGATGTCGGCTATAGACGGTCAAATTGCACGCCAGCAGGCATACCAGGCGGTCTACGTTGGGATGGCTACGGCATTAAATAAAAAGTGTGTTGACAGACCAAATTATTTGCCATCTGGCACAGGAACGCCATGACGCGTTTTATACTACCTCTCGGCCTAGCCCTTTTAACCGGGTTGGCCTTCGCTCAGTCACCAGGCGATAAAGAAGAAGTCATACAGCTAAGCAATTTCAAGGATTGCGGTTTTATTAGCCGTTTTGCTCCAAATAAAATAAACCCTGAGTGCTTCCAACAATTAAATAATGTTGTTTTAGATCAAGACCTATCAATTTTAAGGCGCAATGGGTACGCTCAATATACGACGAGCCCATGTACGGGTTCTCAGCCTATTCGTGGGATGTGGGCGTTCTATGCAACCGATGGGTCACAATACATAATATTTAATTCCTCAGGGTCTATGTTTTCGTCTAAGGGGGATGGGCTATGCTCGGCTATCCCAGGGCTTAGCGGACTATCGCTTACGGCTACAATGTCCTGCACACAGGGGATGGGATATCTTTGGTGCAGTAATGGAACTGATCCTGTGTTTAACACCAATGTATTAACGACAAATACGGTAACGCAGGCTCCTCTCGGGAAGTACATAGGCTTTTTCAGGAATAGAATTATTTTGGCTGGTGTAAATGGTTTTCTGACTAATATATTTTTATCAGGAGAGCTTGACGGTTATGACTATACATTGCCAACGGTTAAATACTCCACGTCACCTGCCATATTAAATATTTCAGGAACAAATGACGGTCTTGCTGTTTCTTGTTTGATGGGTGAATATCAGAACGGATACTACATCGGAAGGCAATATGACACTTATCTGTTGAGCGGATACGACCTAAGAGATTTTGGAATAAAAAAAGTTGACCAACAGATCGGGTGTATGGACAATAATTCACCACAGCTGGTTAATAACCAATTGATGTGGCTATCTCACAGAGGTGTTGAGGGCTTATCTGGAACACAAATTAATTGGCTTTCATATCCAATCGACCCAACAATCAGGGTTGTTATTGATGCGGCGGGAAACTCACAAGCGTTTACGGTAAACAGTGCTAATTTCACTACAGGCAATCTAACGGCCAGCGGTGCAGGTGCGCCAATTTCATCCACTATTTACCCAGGTAATTTAACGCCAAGCTCGGCCACATTTACAGATAACAGCACGACAACTTTCATAACAGGAACGCTTGTAAATGTTTCGACAGCTGGTTCTGTTTTAGCCGCCTCCCTTTCATCTGCAACTATTTATGACGGAGATTTTGCCACGGGAGACAATTGGCAAGGATATTCAGCGGCAGGAAGCACTAATGCGGCAATAGCCAGCGCTGCCCACGGAAGTACTGTTACGATAAACGGTGTAGGATATCCCGTTGCATGCCCAAATAATGCGCCATTTTGCGGGGTTATGGCCAGTATTGGTTCTCTTTGCCCAGGCGCTTCCCCATCGGCATACGCATGCCTAAGAAACGCTAACGGGGCAATTGCTTTTAATTATAACACACTAAATCAAACAGACTACGTGATCCCTCTTTTAGGGTCAGATGCGGTAGCAGTTTCGACAGCAATGTATTTGGCCTTCTCTCAAAATCCGATATGCTCAAACCCGCCATTGTCTGGCGTAACGCAATTAGTTCAGAAATATACAACTCCTAAAGGTTTTAATGAAATATTAGACGTTAACAGATATTGCGGGAGTGGAACTGCGTCTATATATACTTTCTCAAATATACGCGTTTCTTCGTATACCTCATCAGGACGCTATACATCGTCAACGTTTGACACTCGCTTATCGACCCCAATAATTGGCGTAGCAAACCTCACAATTTCAACAAACATTTACTCAAACATAAATTTTTATCAACAAAATTCGGATGATGGGGTATCATGGGTAACAACGCAAACGCTTACCAACGGCTCGGCTGCGTTGAGCGGTAAAAGATACTGGCGTTATCTAGCCGACTTTTCTACCACCTTTGGAACAGCTACGGCTACATTAGGCGGTCTTGCGCCATTACAGGCCGTTACAACTGGTTATTACATAACGCCATGTATTACCGCTCCTGGCATTACATCGTGGAGCGTTTTATCGGTAAACGCTGTGGAAAATGGAGGTTCTTTCTCTTTTGCTATGAGTACCAGCGCTGTTTCATGCGCCCAAGTCATAGACCCTAAAAATGCTAATTGGACATCAGTGACGGCAAATTCAATTATAACGGTTCCCGTAAGCTCATATACCGCTGTGCGTGTATTGTTTAGTGTGGACTCAGCATCACAGACTCCTATTTTAAATAACATTTCTGTCAACTATAACGCAGGGTCATCTCGTCCTGGTGTAGCGAGTGCTCAGTATCTAAATAAATATTTCATGTTTTATACGACGGCGCAGGTAGCTGGGGCATATAATGACCACGCGGTTGTATATGATCAAAACGGACACTGGCAGCTAATGGATGATGTCCACGCGGCAAGCGCGTCACTATATTTAAATAGATTATTTATCGGAGACTCACAGTCAACTGGTCTTGTTTATTTATTCGACTCTGGAAGCGACGATAATGGGAACCCTTTTACATTTAGTTTTACAACTCCTGACCTAGACGGCGGTGATCCGATAAGTCCTAAATCCTTTAAACGCGTTTATCTTTTGATGGCAGCTCCAACATCCACAACGTCAGGCGGGGCGATAAGCTGTAATTACGCGATAAACGGGTCGTCTACAACATACAGCCTAGGAACTGTTAACCTTAGCGAAGCCACAGAGCAGAGCGGTTATTTTATAGGCAAATTGCCATTCCCGTCAGATGCTCCTACGACCGGACAGTGGATAAATATGACGTGCAGCAATACTGGTGTTGTTGGGCCGATAAGAATTTACGGGATTAGGCTTGTTTACACGAAAAATGACTGGCCTTAGCTATGGCGAGGTTGCCAAAAAGGGGTTAAACTAATACTATGCCAATTTCACAAGGTGCCATCTCTCCTACGCAAACAAACCCGTATTCTATGATCGCCGCCAATTCAATGCCTAGCGCGGGATCAAATATACCTTCATTCAATTTAGCACCCGTCCAAATGGCGTCTATTGATCCAAACAGTATCACAGCAAACCCGTCTACTGTTTACTCGCTTCTAGCACGCCAGCCGCAAAGCCTGACACAAAGCATCGGGCCATTATTGCAGCAGGTTTTTGGGGCTCAATCTAACATGATGCAGCCTATATTCCAGCAACAAGGGGCGCAGGGGGCGGCACAGGCGCAATCAGACGCGATGCGTAGGGGTTTAACAGGGTCATCTATTGAGGCGATGGGCATTGGGCAGGCTTATAGTGCGGCCAATCAAAACTATAGCCAGTATTTGGCGCAACAACTAAGCTCATTAATCCCTACTTACGCCTCGGCTGTTGGACAAGATATACAAGGGAATAATAATTACTATACGAATTTGGCCCAAGCTGTTGGTCAGCAGTATTCTGCACAACAGCAGAAAGAACAATTCGAGCAACAATTACGGGCGGCATTGAGTCAGGCGAGGATGTCGGCAGAGGCCACTAGGGACGCCGGGATGATGCAAGCATTCGGCGGTGCCATCGGTGGAATATTCTCTGATGTTCGTCTAAAAAAGAACCTATATCCTTTTGCAAAATGGAAAGGTATGACCATGTTCTTGTTTAATTATAAGATAGACAAATTATCTGAACTCCCCGACGGTATTCGCGTCGGTTTCTTGGCGCATGAAGTAGCAAAGTACCGCCCTGACTGCGTTGCTGTTGATCGTGGGTATCTAAAAGTGGACTATAACAAGCTGTTCAATGTCCCTAAGGAGCTGATCCCCGTTGCCTGAATATTTTGCGCCGTTTCAGCCTAATTCAAACTTAGCTAACGAAACCGTTCGTCTCATCGCTCAAAGCGGTGAAAATGACCCATGGGCGGCACTGGCTAAGTCTATATCAGCCGCCGCTGTCGGCATAGCACAAAAAAGGCGCGAGCAGGCGGCAAATTTCGTCGATCCGCAACAAGCTATCGCATTAGGTTTGCCTGCCACCGTTCCAGGGCGACCGTTGCCTTCCGGGGCCGTTGGACCAGCTCAGCCAATGCCACTGCAAGAAGCTTTCCCTAAGGGGATACCTAAAGATATTTTTAACGAAAAACTAAACCAAATATCAAAAGAAAACATCTCAAAGGAAGCTACCAATAGAGCTATGGAGGCTTTGAACCTAAAAGGTCAACAAGCTTCGCAACTGGAATTTCAGAAAAACCACACGCAGGCAACAAAGGAAATTATTGAAAATTTTCCTGCAATTAAAAAAATGGGATACCAGGAAGGAGACTATATTCCAAATAGGTTTATTCAAGATCAAAATAAGCCGATCTCTGCAAATATCGGGATGAAGGAAGAACAATTCCAAACTAGAAGATGGGATAAATTAAAGACATACATGGATGCTGCAAAAGCAAGCTCACGTTCGCTTATTGGAACAGCGGTGCAAAACAACATGCGGTCTAGGCGTGCTTTGATAGCAACGGATGACGTAAACGCTATACCGCAACAACTAGATGCAGCTTTCGCTGACTATGCGTCTGTTATGAAGGGTGGCGTTCCAGACCAGGAGTCAATGCGGCATATTCGCGTTGATACGTTGGCGTCTAAATGGGCAAATTTAAAGCAATTAATAACGAGCAAACCTCAGTCTATAAACACACCCGAGGTTCAGGGTAAATTGAAGCAGATGTTGCAAGAGGTTGTTAAAGTAGACGATCAGGCAATCACTAAATGGTGGGACTATAACGAGAAAGCAAATAAAGACATATTGTCTAACAAAGAATTTAAGTCAATGTGGACTGAAATGCGAAAAGAAGCGATGGGTCTTGCCAGCGATGTACCATCAGAAGGCGGAATCCCTAAAATAGGTGACATTATGGATGGACATAAATTTAAGGGTGGGAACCCTGCTGACGCTAAAAATTGGGAGAAAGTTTGATGTCTGGTCCATGGGAGAAATTCCAAAAAAACGAATCGGTAACAGGGCCATGGTCGAAATTTAATTCCGCTAATCAGCCAATTAAATTAACGCCAGAAGGAAATAATGTTGTCCAGCCACCACCAAATGAGCCATCATTGCAGGAAATGGGTCCAATGGGTGTTTTTACTGCTACAGAGGCCATAAACGACCAATTACGTGAAAAAGGTCAAATGCTACAAGATATAAAAGGCCCCGCCGCTGTTGCTGCATATCCGGCTGGAACGGCGGCAAAGGTAGCAAGCAATATACTCCCTGAAAATTGGAACCAGGCGGCGCTTACGGCTGTCATGGGCGGTCCCATTGGGGCAGATGTCATGGCTGGCGCAAAAGCTGTTGTAAAACCAATAGCCAAAGGTGCTGGTAATATCCTAGCAGATGTAATGGGCGAGCTTGCCGGGAAAGACCCTGAATCAATAAAAGTTCTTTTTAATAACCCCAAAGCAATGTGGCAAAAAGCATCTGAATTATTTAGTAGAAAACATCAAGAAAGCGTGATAAATGCTGTTGAGTCTGACTTCGCAAAACATGGTGCAAAACTTGGGCAGATAGAAGATACTTTGACAGGTAATTTCGGGACTCCTTCATATGGTAAGGCTCCAGAAGTGATGGCTCGTCCAACGTTCGATAAAATTCGTTTTCAGCTAGGAAAAGAAGGTTTTAGGCTTCCAGAGCAACTATCAGAGGGTATCCCGCAACCTAAAATTTCAAAAATACCACAAGACTCTCCTGAGTACAAATTTTTAATCGAAAACATGGTTAAACTCAAAGACAATATTCGCATGTCTTTTGGCGATGCCTTAAGAATGAAAAGAAACCTTGATAAAGCTATAGACTACGGCTTAGAGGGAGCTAACGGTTTGCAGCCGATTAGCGCAGACGCAAATAGAATACTATCAAACATGCGTAGCAGTTTAAGTAAAGACATGGGCATAGCGTTAAAGCCCGAGTTGCGACCAGTTTGGAACGATATAAATTCTGTTTACGGGAGTGCGGCAACAGCGCGGGCCGAGCTTAAAAAACAAGTTTTGGGTCAAAATGCTCGACTTACAGAGCGGAAGCTCCAACAATTAATGCGTGAAGGTCGCTATGATGACGAGGTTTTAGACAGGGCATCCAAAATTGGTGCGCAAACAATAAAAAAACTTGAGGACGCACAAGAGCATTTGGCCGCAACTCAATACAAGAAGAACATCAGCGGCGGTTTAATGCACGGAACATGGTTGCCTACTTCACCTAAAGCAGTAGGATATGGTGTCAGCGCAGCAGGAGGAGCCACAAATGCGGCGCAAGCTCTTGCTAAAAGTGCTGCAAATTACCCATATATAATAAGCGCACTAGCCGCGCACGCTATTGATAGAGACGCAAAAGAGGCAGCCAAGCGGTGAAATGGTCAATTCTCTTATTTGCGGCAATTCCATGTTGGGCCGATAATCCGGTCCCGTATTACCCGCGCTCATTCGATCAGAACCAGTCAATGGGAGCCATAAACCAAAACTTGCAGGATATAACAGGCCGAAATGCAAATAGATTGGTTCCTATTGTTGGCGATCAGGCATGCTCTGCGGGGCAGGCATTGACAGGGGCTACTGAAAAGCAGGGGTACATATTTGGCGGTTCGTGTTCTGGCGTTACTTTTTCGTCTAGCACGATGACATTCCCTGACGGGACAATACAAACAACGGCTTTTTCTTCGATGACAATAATATCGTCATGCACTATCGTTCGTTCGGGTTCTTTTACCAACACAACTTTCGGCGTTGGCTATGCCACGGTAACGGTTGCTAACAATGGATCGAATAACGTGACCGTCCTATCATCAATTAGCATTGAAGGGGATAATGGCCAGAGAGTCTATGCTAGCAGTTTTCTAATTGACGGTGCTTTCCCGTCAGGAACAGGGGCTACGTCAGCCATCGGATTTAAAGAAATACGAAATAATGATGCCGCCGCCGCAAATAAGGCTGATCTAAGCATATACCACGTCCTTGATAACGCTACTGGTGGGAATATCCCGTCCGCCGGGTCGCATAGATACACGTTGCTATTTAAAACAGATGCCGGGACGGGGTATGTTGGTAAAAATGCTATAGGACAGGTCCCAATTATGCAATTTTGCGTTAGGCAGAATTAGCTTTGCTCTTGTTGGGTAGGGCCAATCCGGTTACAATATACGCTTAGGAGATGCAGATGCCAAATACAGATCAAGCTCAAGTGCCGCTAAGAAATATTTTCGATCTTCTCGACCAATTGCGATCAATTCTAAAAACTGTCGAGGGGAATTTCAAGGTTTCTGCCGGGAACGTCACGGTTTCTATGACACCTCCTCAAATTCAAGAGCTAAAAAACCAATACATCAATTTAATTAACCAAATTCAGACAACGGTGAAAAAACTACCAGATGCGAACGCATTTTTTCCTTAAGCTATTTGTTTTAGCCGTTTTTCTGATACCATCCATGGCATTTGCCAGGGTCACGGCTCCATCTAGCTCTGATAACGACGCTTTTTGTGCTGGCGGAAGGTCTAAGGAGTCTTGCATAGACCAATATGGCAACGTGATACCTACCGTCGATAACAACCAAACGTCAGGAAGCTCTGCTTTACGCTGGTCATCTGTTTATGGAGTAAGCTTCTTCGGCGATGGTTCAAATTTGACCGGAATACCATCATCAGGCAGCATAACAAACATTTATTTGCCTAAAGCTGGCGGTACGATGACCGGAACACTAGCCGTTACCGGGGCGTCTAGCTTCATCACAGCACAGTCGTCTGTCAGTATTTCAGGTCTTATTACGGCATCACAGGCAGGGTTTGGTACTACGACGCCAGATGCTAAATTATCTGTTTTCGACTCTGTTTTGACATCAACTTCAGGGATTAACATAGGGAATACATCACAGACAGGAATTACCGGGGCAAGATATGTCGGAATTACGCAGTCCGGGACTCCAAGCAACATTTCAGCCAACTCAGGCTTCCAAGGCATAGCGTTTTATGGTGTCGG